GCTTGTGTCACAGCATGTAAGTACGTCGATGAAGTTTTAGTCTATCACACCGAAGATGACTTATTGAATATATTAAAAACACAGCATATTGATATTCGTTTTCTTGGTGACGAATATAAAACAAAAGATTTTACTGGTAAACAATGGTGTTTAGATCGTGGAATAGAACTTCATTATCATGAAAGAGAACATCCATATAGTAGTTCATCTTTAAGAAAACGTGTATACGAAGCAGAACTTGCAAAATTAAATAAATTATGAAAATATGTGTGCTTGGTGATACTCACTTCGGTATGAGAGGTGATTCGTTAGACTTTCATAAATACACTGAGAAGTTTTATACGAACGTCTTCTTTCCCTATCTAAAGAAAAATGGTGTTACTACCATTGTACAACTTGGCGATCTTTTCGACCGCCGTAAGTTTATTAACTTCAATTCACTCTATCTGTGTCGTGAATATTTCTTTGATAAACTTGCAGAAAATAACATCACGTTTATCACATTCCTCGGTAACCATGATGTATCGTTCAAAAACACCCTACAGGTTAATTCCTCACAGTTACTTTTAGACGGCTATCATAATATTACTGTATTGGATACTTTTACTACAATGCAGTTTGGCAACATTGATGTTGATCTTGTACCTTGGATATGTGATGACAATCAAGATGAAATCTACCAAAAAATAAAAGATTCCAAATCTCAAATTGTTTTCGGTCATTTTGAAATAGCTGGTTTTGAAATGGATCGTGGAACAATTTGTCATGAAGGTATTGACAAGTCAATGTTCAACAAGTATGATATGGTATTATCTGGTCATTTTCATCATCGTTCTGATGATGGTCATATCTACTATGTTGGTACGCCCTATGAAATGACATGGGCAGATTACAATGATCCGCGTGGCTTTGTTATATTCGATACTCATACACGTGAGCAAGAGTTTATTCGGAATCCATACAAGATGTTCCATAAGTTGACTTACAATGATGAACTGGAACATTTCGCAGAAGGATACAAATCATCGTTTATGGATTATTCAATCTATGAAGGATGTTATGTCAAAGTGGTTGTAGTCAATAAACTCAATCCATTTTTGTTTGATTTCGTCATTGATAATCTATACAAAAATGGTGCAGCAGACATATCAATCGTAGAAGACTTTACCGATGTTTCAATCATTATCGATGATGAATTGATAGATCAAGCTGAAGATACGGTAACAATACTATCAAAGTATATAGATAACTTGACATTAAATGTTGACAATGATAAACTAAAAAGTCTTATGCGTGAACTTTATGTGGAAGCATTGAACATTCAAATTGAATGATATTATTTAAAACTTTACGTTGGAAAAATTTACTTAGTACAGGCAACTATTTTACAGAACTGAAATTAGATAGTAATGCCAATACGTTAGTTATTGGCACGAATGGATCTGGAAAGTCTACGATGCTTGATGCGTTGTGTTTTGCTTTGTTTGGTAAACCGTTTCGTAACATCAATAAACCTAATCTTGTAAACTCTATAAACAATAGAGATTGTGTTGTTGAGATTGAGTTTGATATAGGCAATCAAAAATATAGAATTGTTCGTGGTATCAAACCGAATGTGTTTGAGATATACCAAAACGCTGTTTTGCTGAACCAAGATGCGGCTGTAAAAGATTACCAAGACTATTTAGAGAAGTTTATTCTCAAACTAAACTATAAGTCTTTCACGCAGATTGTTATTCTTGGTTCAGCATCCTTTACACCATTCATGCAGTTATCTGCTGCTGATCGTCGTGCAATCATTGAAGATTTGTTAGATATTCAAATCTTTTCTACGATGAATAGTCTCGTCAAAGACAGACTTTTGGTTAACAAAGATGTAACTGTTGGACAAAAGAATGAAATAATTGTACTCAATCAACGATATGAACTGAAGAAAGAATATCAAGACAAACTTAATCAAGACATCGAAGTTAAGAAAAAAGAATATGAGAGTGAAATTCAAAGTAGTAGAGAAACCATTGGCACCTTATCAGATGAAATTGACTTGTTGGGGAAACAATGCGCCACACTGGATGCCATCGTGGCAAAAGCATCTGAAAATGAGAAGAAGATTGCGGCGCTTAGAAAAGTTGAATCGCAAATTGAAAGCAAGATATCCAAAATTCTATCAGATAAACATTTCTATGAACACAATGCTGATTGTCCAACGTGTAGGCAAGCCATTACCATGGAGTTTAAACAGGGGCAACTTGGGGACATTCTATCAAAAGAGCAAGAACTTAGTAACGGTTTAACTGAACTGTGCGGTAAAATAAAAACACAAGAAAAAATACTAGATGATATCAGAGCAAGTGAAAAAGATTTACAGAAAGCACGAATTGAACTTGCTACAAAACAAACAGGTAAAGCTGGCTTAGAATCTGCTATCAAGAAGCTAGAAAAACAAATTCAAGATTTGAAAAAACCTATATACGAAAGCGTAGATAATAATGAACTTGAAACTATAAAGAATCAGATTACTGAAGCACAAAATTTACTAAAACAACTTTTAGATGAGAAAGCATACTTTGATGTTGCAGCATCTCTATTGAAAGATAGTGGAATAAAAACAAATATCATAAAACAATATTTGCCTGTAATTAATAAGTTGATCAACAAGTATTTGACTAGCATGGATTTCTTCGTCAATTTTAATCTTGATGAATCATTTAAAGAAACAATTAAGTCTAGACATCGTGATGATTTTGGATATCATAATTTTTCAGAAGGTGAAAAACAGCGTATCGATATGGCATTGATGTTGACATGGAGAGCAGTCGCAAAACTGAAGAACTCTACAAACACAAACCTATTGATACTTGATGAAGTATTCGATTCTTCATTGGATGTGACAGGTACAGAAGAGTTGATGAAGATTCTACACTCACTTGATGGTGTAAACTTGTTTGTAATTAGTCACAAAGGCGACATACTACAAGATAAGTTTGCCAACACAATTCGATTTGAGAAAATTAAAAACTTTTCAAAGGTAATAAAATGAAAGAATTATCCTCATATGAAGAAGGAAATCGCATAGCAAAAGTTTATCCTAGAATTTTTGGTGGTTACAGAGTTTGGATGTACGATTCAATTACAGAAATACAGAATGAAAATTTTTTTGAATATGAACAACAAGCAGAAGATGCTGCTGAGGACTGGGTGCTAATGAAATGAGTGAAATATTAACGATTGATACGTCTGCTGGCATACAACAATTAGACAAGATTGATCCATTGCCAGTTTTTGGAGAAGACAATCTTCTTTTACGTCAGAGAATACCTGAGTATACAGGGTCTTTTCCTAACACAGATTTAATAAAATTATCCAAAAGATTGAAGATGACAATGAAATTATATTCAGGTCTAGGTCTTGCGGCAAATCAATGTGGTATATCAGAGAGAATTTTCGTAATAGGCACCGATCATTTCCAAATGGTGTGTGTAAATCCAAAAGTATTGGAATATGGCACACTTGAAAAGAGTAAAGAAGGTTGTCTGTCTTTTCCAGGATTATTCTTAAATGTTGAGAGAGCATCGTGGATTATGGTTGAGTACACCGATGAAAATGGTAAGGTAAATCAAACAAGATTAGAAGGCATTTCTGCAAGATGTTTTCTTCATGAACTTGATCATCTTAATGGAATCAAGTATACTGAATTGGTTAAGCCGCTTGCGTTGAAAATGGCAAGACAGAAGGCAAATAAGATCGTAAAGAAGATTGTTAGAGGTCAAAAGAATGGAAAATAATCAAATCAAAGAATCTAGTTCTTATGAAAACTGCATGGAGTTACTGACTGATGAATATCAGCCGCCAACTCTTAATCGTTTTTTTGGTGAGAGTGATGATGAAGATGAACAAGGCGGTGTTGATGTTGATAATGTTGAATGGAAAAAACACTGGACTGGTATGCCAGAGTTTGTTCAAAACGACAAGAAAACATACAAAACATTGTATGTGCATTTTCGTAGTAAAGAAGACTATGAAGATTTTGCAAAAGTCATTGATCAAAATCTCAGTGAGAAAACAAAGTCTATCTGGCATCCAAAGTTAGAACGTGACCAAAACATGTTGAAGAGATGGATTGAAGAGTGATAGAACGCATCTACATTCCAACAATTCGTCGTGCTGATAAGCAGTACACTTTTGAAAATCTACCTGAAGAATTGCAGAAGCGTGTCGTGATGGTAATTGATCCATCAGAACGTTCTTTGTATAATTATTCTTGTGAATATCTAGAGTTACCAAAGGAAATTGTTGGGCAGTGGACACAACTATCACAGACAAGAAAGTTCATCCATCAACACGCTGGTGTTATCAAGTACGCAATGATTGATGATGATCTTATAGTCTACAAAAGAAATCAAAAGTATTTTACTGATGTATCGGACATGGAAAGTTCAAAAAGAAAAGCAACACCAGAAGAAATACTTCGGTTGTTTGATACAGCATCACGATGGCTAGATGAAGAGAGCATTGGAATTGTAGGTCTATCTGATGGTATGGTACCACCAGCAAACACTGAATACACAGACACTAAAGGTGTGTTTGGCTATCTATTCTTTGATGGCGTAATGATTTCTGAGATTGCTAATGAGATTGATACATCAATTCGTGTAGCAGAAGATTTATTGTTTTTGTTTGAATGCATATCTAATGGTATCAATACTAGAATGTCAAACGAGTTTCTGTATGTCAACAAAAGTGCAACCGAAGAACTAAAGGGCAAACGACCTATATGGGAAGACATCTTTGAAACTATGCCAAAAGATTACTTTCAAACAAATGAACACTATGAAGCACTAGAATACATTCGCAGTAAGTATCCAAATGGCATCACTATCTTTCAAGAAAATGGTGTCATGAAAAATACAAAGCATTGGAAAAAAGTATACAGATCAAAAGATCAATCTAGTTTGGAGCAGTTTATCAATGAGTAATCCCACAAATCCAGTTTACATTGTATCAAAAGGTCGTGCAGACACAATGATTACATCAAAATCATTGTCACGCATGAAAGTGCCACATTATATTGTGATTGAACCACAAGATGAAGAATCATATGATAAAGCCCTTGATACTTTCAAAATACGTGACTATGTAACATTGATCGTAGCACCATTCAGCAATCATGGTGATGGTCCTGGTCGTGCAAGAAACTTTGCATGGGATCATTCTATATCAATCGGTGCAGACAAACATTGGGTACTTGACGATAACATTTCCGATTTTTACCGACTTCATAAGAACGAACGCATTCGTGTTGAATCTGGTGTTATATTTAAAGCAGCAGAAGACTTTATTGATCGATTTGAGAATGTACCTATCTCCGGATTTCAATATCGATTCTTCATTGCACCAAACCAAAGCTATCCGCCGTATGTGAAGAACACACGTATCTATTCCACACTTCTCATTTCAAATGATTGCAAGCATCGTTGGCGTGGTCGTTACAATGAAGATACAGATATTTGCCTTCGTGTATTGAAAGATGGTGATTGCACAATTCAGTTCAATGCATTTCTCCAAGGCAAAGCAGCAACACAAACTGTCAAGGGTGGTAACACAGAAGAGTTCTATCATAAAGAAGGTCTAGAGAAAAACTTCTGGACAGAAGGTATCAATTCAGAAGGTACAAGAAACAAGTCCGAGATGTTGGTACGTATGCATCCTGATGTAGCACGAATGGTGTGGCGTTATAAAAGATGGCATCATTATGTTGATTACTCACCGTTCAAGAAAAACGAACTTCGTTACAAAAAGAACATCACTTTACCTAAAGATACAAACAACTATGGTATGAGATTGATAACAAACTTCGGTACTTGACAATCTGTTTTCTCCATGATATCATTGCCATATGCTGATTGATTGGAGAAAACAATGTCAAATTTGCAACAAATCGTAACGGACTTGACAAAGCCTGTTTTGTCATATATAATGATTGTTCAGTGATAGATAGGGTTATCTAATGAGCAACATTCAAAATCAAAAATCTGGTCTTGCCAAACTCATGGCAACCGAGAATCTTATCGTTCAACATGCCAAAGTTTCAACGGCATCGTTTGATCCAAAAAATCGTGTACTAACTTGCCCTATCTGGGAAAAAATGACTGGTGATCTATATGACTTGCTCATGGGTCACGAAGTTGGTCACGCACTTGACACACCTGCTGATGGTTGGCATGGTGCTGTTCATGAACGTGGCGCAAACTACAAAGGGTTTCTCAATGTAGTTGAAGATGCACGTATTGAGAAACGACAAAAGCGCCGTTATCCTGGTTTGCGCCGTTCGTTTGTCAACGGCTTCAGCGAACTCATGAACAAAGACTTTTTCGGTCTTGGTAATCGTAGTGTCGATACACTTCCGTTTATTGATCGGTTGAATATCTATTCAAAGTCTGGTTATACTTTGCCTGATGTTGTATTCAATGCAAAAGAACAAGGCTTTGTTGATCGTGTTCAATTGTGTGAATCATGGGATGATGTTCTCAAACTCACTGAAGAAATTTGGGAATACTCAAAAGAAGAACAACCGCAAGTCAAAATGCCAGAAGACAACTTTACACCCGATGATGACGGTGATGAAGACGGTGATTCTGAAACTGGTTCGGACGACGGTAATACCGAGACTGATGGTCAAGGTAAAGAACAATCTAAAACGAAACAAAAGGGTGAAGACGGCGATCAAGGAACCAAATCTGGTGCAAATGGTAACAAAGATGCTGATGATGATGAAACTGAAGATGGTGAAGATAAAGCCGACATCGTTCGTGACAAAGAAACTCAAAGTGTAAATCAAGATCAAACACCTGAGCCACGTTGCGAAACTGATGAAAATTTTCGTAACAATGAAGGCAAACTCATTGCGAAACATGCACGCGAATACATCTACATCAATATACCAAAACCTAATCTAAACAAGATCGTTACACCGGCAAAACGTGTTCAAGAAATGTTGTCTCAGGAATTCTCTGATCAAACAATGAGTTACGAACAAATCGCTACTACTTTATATAATGATTTTCGTCACAAAAACGAACGGTATATCTCTTTGTTAGCAAAAGAGTTTGAAATGCGTAAGGCTGCTGATAAGTTTGCAAAAGCAAAAACATCACCCACTGGTGACATTGATGTAAGTCGTGTTTTCAAATATCAAATTGATGATGCGATTTTCAAAAAAGTTATGCGTGTGCCTAAAGGTAAGTCTCACGGTTTGATTTTGTTGCTTGATAAGTCTGGCTCAATGTCCGACAATCTGGCTGCATCATATGAACAGATACTTATTCTGGCTATGTTTTGCCGTAAAGTAAACATACCGTTTTCTGCATATGGTTTTGGTAATGCTGATCACATTCGCACGAAAGATTTTCCTGAGCAAAAAGCGTATTATGATAAATCACATACGTTTGATTGTTTCAGTGAAAACGAACAAGATATGTGGTTGTCTTCTGTGTATCTGCGTGAGATGATCAATTCTAAAATGAGTAACTCGGAGTTTTCTAAAGCGGTAAAGAATATTTTGTGTCTCATGGATGCGTGGTCTGCTCGGTATGGTCGTCCTGCTAACTTTTATCGCCCATCATCTGATTCGTTGTCAAATACACCGATGACTGAAGCATTGATTGCATGTCAGCCACTTATTACCGAGTTCAAGACTGTCAACAATCTTGATATCGTCAATCTGTGTGTGGTACAAGATGGTGATGCTGATGACATTGTTTCTTATGTCAAGAAAGGCAGTTCTGGTGGTCGTAACTTCTACGACCCAGATTACCAAAATGTTTTTCTGTGCGATAAGAAAAATAAAGTTCAGCAAAAAGTAGAATGCAAAGAAGATGGTGTGCGTATTGCTATTGCTGAGTGGTTGAAGAAAACAACTGGTGTGAAAATCATCGGCTTCTATCTTGCAACAAACTCCGCAATGAAAGGTGCATTACGCCGTCGGTTGTTCAATGATGAATTGAATACATTGCGTAAAGATGAACGAGCAAACTGGTATAACTTGAAAGATGCATACTCAAAATATGCTAAAGTTTTGCGTAAAGAAAAATTTCTTGAATCAAAGAATCCTGGCTATGAGTCATTCTTCCTTCTGCCTGGTGGTAATGATCTGGATGTTGGTAATGATGATTTTGAAGCACCAGAAAAATTGACTACGGCATCTTTGACAAAAGCGTTTTCAAAATTTACGAAAACCCGCCAAGTCAATCGTGTTTTAGTTTCACGTTTCATTGGTATGATAGCAGTTTGATAACATACCGCTGCTTGACAAAGTGGCGGTATTCTTTTATAATAGTATTTCCTACTGTGATGGAGTTTATATTATGACAAGTCGTGCTAACAAACGTCAGATTTTTATTGATGCACTTGTTGCAACTGGTAAATCTGAAGTTACCCGTGATGATGTTCGTGTCATTGTGGATAAGACTGGAATCAGTTGGCCACAGTGGTTTTTCAAAGATGAAGCATACAAGTTACGCCGTGGTGTGTTTCGCGTTCCTGGTGTCTCTAACGCTGCTCCAGCAACATCGGCTATCAACATGACTGCTCAAGTAATTCCCATGATCAAATCTGAGCCAGCACAAGGCAATCGTATTGCAAATGTGACAACTGAGCTTGAGATTGATGATCTAATTCCTTCTCAATATAGTAACTATGTTCCTTTTGGCAACTTTGAAGATGTATTGTCAATTGTGAAATCAAAACAGTTTTTTCCTGTGTTCATTACTGGTCAATCTGGTAACGGTAAGACTATGAGCATCGAACAAGCATGTGCAAAAGCAAAACGCAAGTTTGTTTGCGTATCAATGACACCAGATACCGATGAGGGCGATCTTCTTGGTAACTATGTATTGATCAATGGTCAGATGGAATGGCGTGATGGTCCTGTGACTGTTGCTGCTCGTCAGGGTGCTGTACTCTGTATTGATGAAATTGATTACGGCGCACAAAACTTGTCGTGCTTGCAACGTGTACTTGAGGGTAAACCATTCTTGCTCAAGAAAAAGAATGAGTTGGTGACACCCGCACCTGGCTTTAATGTATTCGCTACCGCTAACACAAAGGGTAAGGGCTCCGAAGACGGTCGTTATATGTTTACCAATGTATTGAACGAAGCGTTTCTTGAACGTTTTCCTAATACGATGGAACAAGAGTTTCCACCTGTACGTATTGAAGAAAAAATTGTCAACAAAGAACTTGAATCTATTGGTCGTTCTGATGAAGTTTTTGCCAAAAATCTTGTGTCATGGGCAAACGTAATTCGTAGTACCTTTGCTGATGGTGGCTGTGACGAAGTTATCTCTACACGCCGTCTGGTACACATTGTCAAAACGTTCGGTATCTATGGCAACAAGAAAAAAGCGATTGAGTATTGCTTGAATCGTTTTGATGCCGATACTAAAGCAACATTCTTTGATCTGTATACTAAGATTGATGCTGGTATTGATCCTTCTGTGAGTGTAGCAGAAACACCTGTTGAGTCACCTAAAAACACCGAAGAAATTCCATTCTAAGGTAGTCTTTCATCTTTGCCAAAGAGAGTGTTGACACACTCTCTTTTTTTTTATATAATGTCAACATGTAGAGAAAAGTCGCCTCTACTTAATATTTTTCAGAGCGACTATTTTTATGGAGTAAATTGAATGTCCGCTAAAGATAAAATTCTTAAATACCTTTCTAAAGAGGGTCCTTATAACACTTTGACCGTTGCACAGGCTCAGTCACGTTTTCGTATCAGCAACGTTGGTGCTCGTATTGAAGAACTTCGTGCGGAAGGTCATTGTATCTACACCAACAAGAAAACTCTTGACAACGGTAAAACAATTACCTTCTACCGTCTTGGCAAACCGACTAGAGAAATGGTTGGTTTGGCACATGCGGTTCTTGGCGCTCAAGCTTTTGCCTAAAAAAAACTAAAGAATTGAGTGAGGGCACATATATACTATGTGTTCTCACTTTTTTCGTGGATAAATTATGCAGATACAAGTCAATCTTGAGGATTTAAGAAAAAACAAACTGTTCGTGGCTACACCAATGTATGGTGGTATGAATCACGGACTCTATATGAAATCGTGCCTTGATCTACAAACCGTAATGATCAAATATGGCATTGATGTCAAGTTTTCATTTCTCTTTAATGAATCTCTAATCACAAGAGCAAGAAATTACTTAGTAGATGAATTTCTACGCACAGACTACACACACCTGATGTTTATCGATTCCGATATTCATTTCGATCCGAATGATATCGTAGCATTGATGGCATTGGACAAAGACGTAATTGGTGGTCCTTACCCTAAAAAATCAATCAATTGGGGCAACATTGCTGACACAGCAAGACGCAATCCCGATCTAAATCCAAGAGAACTTGAAAATCTAGTTGGAGAATATGTCTTCAATGTGGTAAAAGGAACAGAGCAGTTTCAAGTTTCTGAGCCACTTCAAGTTATGGAAATTGGTACTGGACATATGATGATCAAACGCCACGTGTTTGATAAAATGGCAGAAGCATTTCCACAAATTCGTTACAAGCCAGATCACGTTGGACAAGAACATTTTGACGGTTCAAGATACATTCATGCATACTTTGATACTGTAATCGATACTGTCGACAGTTATACTGGCGGTGGCTCTGATCGTTATCTATCAGAAGATTATATGTTCTGTCAGATGTGGCGTAAACTTGGTGGACAAGTTTGGTTGTGTCCGTGGATGCGTACTCAACATATTGGTACATACGCATTTACTGGTAATATGCCAGCAGTCGCTCAGTATACAGGACGCCTGTGATCGATTACAAATACAGTGAAGACCGTATTCTTAAAGAAATACAAGAGTACGTCAACAAGACATACGGTCAACACTATTCACAAAACAAATTTCAAGCATCTGAATTTATCATGGACAGTGGACATGGTGAAGGATTCTGCATTGGAAACATTTTAAAGTATGCACAGCGTTATGGTAAAAAGAATGGATACAATCGTGATGACTTGATGAAAGTCGTACACTATGCTATAATGGCTTTACACAATCATGATATGACGAGGAAATAAATGATGAAACTTTCCGATGGTACACTTAACATTCTTAAAAATTTTGCAACGATTAATCAGGGCATTCTCTTCAGAAAAGGTAAAACGCTCCGTACCGTTTCTTCACGAAAGAATGTAATGGCCGAAGCAATTATTACTGAAGAAATTCCAACGGAGTTTGGTGTATATGATCTTAACAATTTTTTGTCTGTGCTAACTCTACACAAAGATGATCCTGTTGTAGAGTTTGACAACAATGATGTTTTGATTTTTGGTTTAAAAGGTCGCAGCAAAATTAGATATCGTTTTTGCTCTCCCAACTTGATCGTTTCGGCATCAGACAAACCTATCTCTATGCCAGAATCTGAAATAAATCTTGTGCTTAATCAAGAAGACTTTGATTGGATCATGAGTGCGGCAAGTGTGTTGTCTTCAAGTTATTTCGCAATTGAATCAGATGGAAACAAAGTGTTTATCATTGCACTTGATATGACAAATGATGCTGCACATACAGATTCACTTGAAATTGCACAAGGAAATGGCGACAAGTATACGATGATTTTTAAAGTTGAAAACTTCAAGATGATATCAGGTTCTTATGATGTGAAAATTTCTTCACAAGGTATTTCAAATTTTAAACACAAAGACTTAAATTTGCAATATTGGATTGCAACAGAAACTGGTTCAAAATATGAGAAAGGCTCAGTATGAGTAAGTTTATTTATTTCACAAACGCAGAACCAACATTTGATGGCGAATCAGTGGCTATCAACAGAGATGCAATCGTATCTGTGTTTGAATACATCAGTCCGACACACGCAATCAGTCCCAGAACTGTTCTAAAGGGTATTGACGGTATTAGTTGGCAAGTAAAAGAAAATTATTTAGAAGTTGTTGCAAAATTGAACGCTGACTGATATAATATATTACATTATGATTTTTGTGAAAGGTGGTTATGAATCATCTACTATGGGTAGAAAAGTATCGACCTCAGACGGTATCAGATTGTATTCTGCCAGAAAGATTGAAAACAGTCTTTCAAGAATACGTGAATCAGAGACAGATTCCAAATCTGCTAATGTCTGGTGGAGCAGGCGTGGGCAAGACAACAATCGCAAGAGCAATGTGCATGGAAACAGATTGCGATTACATGATAATCAATGGTTCTGATGAATCTGGTATTGACACATTCAGAAATAAAATCAAAGGTTATGCATCATCGATGTCCTTTTCTGGTGGTAGAAAAGTTATTATCATTGATGAAGCAGACTATCTAAATCCAAACTCAACGCAGCCAGCACTGCGTAATGCAATAGAAGAGTTCGCATCGAACTGCTCTTTTATTTTTACGTGTAATTATAAAAACAGAATCATTGATCCGCTACATAGTCGATGTGCGGTGGTTGATTTTGTTTTGAAAAATGATGAAAAGGCGCAGATGGCGTCTGCTTTTCTCAAACGCATTGAGTTTATTCTTGATTCGGAAAAAGTTGATTATGATAAGAAAGTTATTGCTGAACTTATCAAAAAACATTTTCCAGATTTTCGTCGTGTTATCAATGAACTTCAACGCTATTCTCAACTCGGCAAGATTGATGTAGGCATCCTCTCTCAAATTGGTGACATATCTATCACACAGATTGTCAAACATTTAAAAGAAAAAGACTTTACATCCGTCCGTAAATGGGCAGCAACGACAGAAATTGATAATGCGACACTTTTTCGCAAACTTTATGATGAACTATACAACATCATAAAACCTCAAAGCATACCACAAGTTGTTTTAATTCTTGCAGATTACCAATATAAGCAAGCGTTTGTTGTTGATAGTGAAATCAATCTTGTGGCTTGTTTAACAGAGATTATGGCTAATGCGGAGTTTAAATGAAACATAAAGAAAAAATTGATATCTTAGGAAGAATTGGTGAAAAGATTGCCGTAAATTACTTCAACAGTCAGGGTCGTAAAGTACAAGAATCAATCGATCACTTTGATCGTATCAAAGATATGATTGTTGATGGAAAATTGATTGAAGTGAAAACAGAACAACCATTCGTTATGAAAAATGCTTTTACGTTCAGAGAGAATCAGTTACAGAAGTGTAGAAATGTTGATGAACTTTACTTCGTATCAATACCTCCTTTGATGAAGCAAAATTATAAATGGGGTGGTTGGATTTTTAAAGCTGATCCTAAAAATTTTATTATCTCTGAAAGATACACAACGAAATTCGGAAACAAAATGATTGTAATTCCAATCGAACAAGATGCACTTGTTCCTGTTCAAAAGTTACAACAAAATGAAATAGATGAACTGATTAAGTACGCAGACTCAAGTTATGCATGAATAACTTACTTTTTGATATTTTTGATTGGATCAAAGATGATTGGAATAGCAATCGTGTTCGCTTTGTTGCCGAGCTTTTTGCTTGGTTTATTAGCATTGGGTGTAGTCTTACAATGGCACTTACCATACCAAATGCTCCCCTCTTGGTTCTTTATCCTATGTGGATTACTGGTTGTATTATCTGTGCCTGGGCTGCTCATAGCAGGAAATCTTTTGGCATGTTTGCTAACTACCTTTTGCTAACATCTATTGATACTTTAGGATTTGTGAGGCTTTTAACATGACTAAACCGTTTGATTATGTAAACGCTATTCTACAATCCAAACAACAACTGATTATAGATCAAATTACAGAAAAAGAGTACGTGCCATTTGTGGTCAATCGTGCTTTATCTCAGCATAAAGATTGTGTTTTGTTTGCGAATGAGATGAATCGTCGCCATGATCTGGATAAAAAGATGCAAAACGACTTTTTACTAAATACCGTAAGGTCTATGAAACGACCTTTTGCGAAGTGGGCAAAGTCGGAAAAAAATGATGATTTACAATGTGTCAAACTAGTCTTTGGACTATCCGACTCTAAAGCGCATGAAACAATGCGCCTTCTGAGCAAAGAACAAATCCAACAAATAAAAGAAGAAGCCCAGATGGGTGGATTAGGAAAATGACATGGTTGACATATCTAAGTTTGTTGAAGTCGTCCTTGTAGAAGAAGATGACTTCCTAAAAGTACGGGAAACACTAACACGAATTGGAGTATCGTCAAGAAAAGAACGAGTGCTTTACCAGTCTTGCCACATATTACATAAACAAGGTAAATATTACATTGTTCATTTCAAAGAGTTGTTTGCACTCGACGGTAAGCCATCGACGATTACAGAAAACGATATACAAAGACGAAATGCGATTGCCAATTTATTAGAAGAATGGGGCTTGATTAAAGTCGTTAATTATGATATAATTAAAGAAAATATGGCACCGATTCATCAAATCAAGATTATTTCTTTCAAAGAAAAAGATAATTGGGAATTAATTGCCAAATACAATATAGGTAAAAAGAAAAAAGACTAATGGTAATTTATCATGATCAAAGTGAAAAACAATATGGTAAAGTTGGTAAACAAATATACCAAGGAAGAAGTATACACGCGGGATTACAATGATTTTGTGAAGGAAGACACCAATGAGTTCATTCGTGTTTTCAATTTGAGTAACCCTAACAGAACTTTTCTTGTCAATCGCGCAGCATTTACGATTGTCAAGTAAGTCGTGACGCCTTCGGGGTCACGTAATTTTAACTTGCTTATTTAAGGAGAAATCTATGACTATTACTCGTATTAGCCCATTGCTTCATCAAACTCTTGGCTTTGATCGGTTCTTTGATGATATTGAGAAGGTGTTGAATATGACACCAGCGCAAATGAATATCAATTCGTTTCCGTATCACAATATCATTCGTGTAGATGATAATCGCTACATCGTTGAACTTGCAGTCGCAGGCTTCAGCAAAGATGATATTGAAATTACCAGAGAGAAAAACACTCTAGTAATCAAAGGTGTCAAAGAAGAGACAGGTAAAGATCTTTACCTGACACATTATTTACACAGAGGTATTGCTGCACGTAACTTCACAAAAACAATTACCATAGCTGATACCATTGAAGTTCATAGTTCAGAACTCAAAGATGGTATTTTACGTGTAGGTCTTTTGAATGTTATTCCAGAACATCAAAAACCAAAACGCATTGAAATTGGTAATGAACTAAAATTCTTTGAACCACAACTTCTTCAAGAAGATAAAAAAGCTGCGTAACCAATGGGGGCTTGTCCCCCATTTTTGACCTTTTTAGATTATGAAAAAAACTTCAAACTTTAAAATGCCTAAGTCTTTGAAAATCGCATTGATTAACATGGACAAATCACAGCGCAAGGAATACAAAGATCGTTGTATTGCTGCCATTCTTGAACCTGTAATTGAATTCAAAAAGAAGAAAAAAGAAGAGAAAATTAATGAGTGACATTTTGATGTTAAGTCACTTTCACTGTGATTTTCCTTTTAATCCTCTGTCATCTTGGATAAAAGTATCACATGCAGGTGACGTTGATTTTCAACAACCTTTGTTGAAAGAAATTTCCATTAATACATCTTTAGAAGAAGATCGAATTCAGACATATCAAAAGTATTATCCAGGTGTTTCTGAAAAAGATTTTCTGAAAGCAATGGGACAACAATCAACAGAGTATTGGTTGTGGAAACATTGTGAAGCTGATTACATTGGATGTACGACTTATCGTAGATACTTAATGATTTTCAATAATGAATCTGAAGATGTTGCCAAGATTGTTTATCCAACAGACTATGAATTGGTTAATTATCTTTCATCGGACCTACACAAACAAAAAGCACTTGAATATTTAAAAGATTATGATATAATTACTAACGTTCGATCTGCTATTCCATGGTCTGTTGAAAGGCAATATCTTGCGTCTGAGCCCAAAGAATATTGGGATTTATTCATGCAGGGAATTGTTGAATTGGTGCCAGAATATGAAAAACACATGCACTGGTTTCAGGGTAGTGTGGTAAATTTTGAAACCACTTATGTTATGCGTAAAGAATTTTTTAAAAAATACGTCAGCGAATATTTTGCAATAATGAAGTATGTTTGGCAAAATACAAACAACACATATCCGTCACATGAGTATCTTTTACAAAACAACAAAGAAGTTGGTTGGTGGAATCCACAAGGAAATCCATGGCGTTATCCAGGATTTTTAGGTGAAAGATTCTTTCCATTTTTTATTTACGCAAACAATATGAACGCAAAGTACGTTCCTTTAGTTTTGTTTACCTAGCTTGAAAAATCTTCGGACTCATTTTTTCATCGCGTCCTTGTATGCAAGTGAGTGCTTACTTCTATGAAAGAAAAATACATCAAATCACACATGAAAGCAGCAAGTGTCTATGCTGAACTTTCTACTGCTCGTCGATTGCAAGTAGGTTGCGTAATCGTCAAAGATAATACTATCATTGGTATTGGATACAATGGTATGCCTTCTGGTTGGGACAATAACTGTGAAGAAATGGAATATGTGCTAAAATCGGAATGTCAACATACCGACAAGCATATGATTTACAATGGCTATACTGAGACTGCACACGGTTGGTCAAAGTTGCACACTAAATCAGAAGTGTTACACGCCGAAACAAACGCAATTGCAAAAGTTTCGCGGTCAACAAACTCAAGTGAAGGTGCAACGATGTTTATTACCCACGCACCATGCCTAGAATGTGCTAAAATAATACATCAAGCAGGAATCAATGAGGTTTATTACAAAAACGCCTACAGAAGTGAAAACGGTATTAATTTTCTAAAAAAATGTGGAATTCAAGTTATTAAGTGTGACGAGGAGTAATTATGAACAACATCACAAAAGTAGCAAAACAATTGGCAGAAGCAAATTTCAAACTTCCTAAAGCATACAAGTATGATCTTGTGTTGCGTGATTTTGATAACAAAGTTGAATTAATTGGTCTTGTTGATGATCCAACATATAGCATTGAAGACTTCCGTGGTCGTGAGATGCTATTTCCCAAAAAATGGGTAACACTAGAAGTTTTTGAACCAACTACAAAGGTAACTATATGAATGAAATTAAATGTTTTACCTTCAAAACACATCAAACTATCATGGGTGAAATAGTCGATGATGGCGATGTTGGATTTAATCTTAAACACCCAATGCAAGTGATTGCGGTGTCACCACGATCTGCGAATGATCCTGGTGGCGTTGGTTTTGCGCCATATCTTGCTTTTACAGATGAGTTTGACAAAGGCATTAATTTTAAGTATGATGATGTTTTAACTGTCAACACGCCCGTTACTGATTTACTGGAGCAGTATCGCAGAGTGTTTAGTTCTATTGAAATTGCACCAGCTGGTCTAAAGATTTGATGAGTAAATATTATACGAATGTTTGTGTTCATGGCAATCACATTCTTTTTCGTGGTGTAAATAATGGTCGGAGAGTGAAGAGCAAAGTCAAATACTCTCCGACTTTGTTTTTACAATCGAACAAACCTTCACAGTGGCACTCATTGTTCAATGAGCCATTGGAACCTATGACATTTGATACTATTCGGGAGGCACGTGATTTTGTCAAACGCTATGAAGAAGTTGCAAACTTTAAAATCTACGGTAATTCACGCTATGAATACGCATTTATTGCTGATACTTTTAGAGGCACTGTTGATTGGGACATTTCTCATCTCAGTATTGCTTTCATAGACATTGAAGTTGGCTCAGAGAATGGATTTCCTGATCCATACAAAGCAACTGAGCCAATCACCACAATTGCCATTCATCAATTGAATGGTATTACCACAGTATACGGTTACGGCTCTTATGAAAATGCTGATGAAAGCGTACATTATGTTCTGTGTAAAGATGAAATCGATTTATGTGAACGATTTCTTGCCGATTGGTCAAATAATCATCCTGATGTGCTTACTGGTTGGAATATCAAGTTCTTTGATGTTCCCTATCTAGTCAATCGTTTCACACACATTCTAGGCGAAGATGATACAAAGAAGCTTTCACCTTGGGAAATTTTATCACAGAGAAAAACCACATTCAAAGGTAAAGAACAAACGATCTATGATTTAGTCGGTGTTTCTGTACTGGACTATTTTGAGTTATATCAATGGTACGCACCTGGTGGTAGAAATATTGAGAACTATCGTCTTGATACAGTCGCAAGCGTTGAACTTGATGAGAGAAAATTATCATATGATGAGTATGATAGTCTGCATCAACTTTACAAATTAGACTATCAAAAATTTATCGACTACAATATCAAAGATGTAAGATTGGTTCTTAGACTTGAAGATAAGTTGAAGTTAATTGAACTTGCACTCACTCTTGCATATGATACAAAAACAAATTATGATGATGTGTTTGCACAGACAAGGATGTGGGATGCATTGATTTATAACTATTTGCTTGATAAGAAGATTGTCGTGCCACCACGCCGCGTTTCAAAGAAGAGTGAAGCATTTGAGGGTGCATATGTTAAAGATCCGCAAATCGGACTACACAATTGGGTTGCATCATTCGACTTGAATAGTCTGTATCCACACTTGATTATGCAGTATAATATTTCACCAGAAACACTTGTGGAAACTTCAGAATATACCAATAACATGCGTGACCTTGCAATTAACGCATCCGTTGAAAGCCTGCTTAACCGCAAACTGGACACTAGTGTGTTGAAAAATGTGACCATCACACCAAACGGTCAATTCTTTTGTACCGATAAACAGGGTTTTCTTCCTGCAATGATGATCGAAATGTATGATGATCGTAAAAAGTTCAAGAAAGAAATGTTGAAATCACAACAAGAATATGAGAATGAAAAAGATCCAGCAAAGCGAAAAGAAATTGAAAAATTAATTGCACGATACAATAATCTACAACTTGCAAAGAAAGTCTCATTAAACTCTGCTTATGGTGCAATAGGTTCTCAGTATTTCAGATTTTATGATTTGCGCCAAGCACTTGCTGTTACACAAGCGGGTCAATTGTCTATTCGTTGGATTGAAAACAAACTCAATGAATATCTGAATAAAGTATTGAAAACTGAAAAAGATTATGTTATTGCTTCAGATACAGATTCGATTTATCTTAATCTTGGTCCATTGGTTAATTCTGTGTATCAACAGAAGCCAGATACTACGAAAATTATTTCCTTCATGGACAAAATCTGTGAAGAGAAGATTCAACCTTATATTGACGAGAGTTATCAGAAGCTTGCTGAATATGTCCATGCGTTCGACCAAAAGATGCAAATGAAACGCGAAGGTCTTTCTGACAAAGGTATTTGGACTGCAAAGAAACGTTACATTTTAAACGTATATAACAATGAGGGTGTGCAATACGCAAAGCCTAAACTCAAAGTCATGGGCTTAGAGATGGTCAAGTCATCAACACCAGTTATTGTTCGTGACAAAATGTACAAACTGGTTGATTTGATTGTAAACACCAATGAAGAAACCGTACAAAAATTTGTGGCTAATTTTAGGGAAGAGTTTCGTAAATTACCTGTTGAAGATATTTCTTTTCCACGTGGTTGTAATGGCTTGAAAGAATATGCAGATTCCGTTACGATATACAAGAAGGGCACACCGATCCATGTTAAAGGCGCAATTTTATATAATCATTTTCTGAAGCAGCACAATCTGACGAACAAATATCCTTTAATAAAAGAAGGTGAGAAACTGAAATTTACTTATCTCAAGACACCGAATCCGTTTAGAGATATGGTAGTTTCTTTTCCCACTAGACTGCCTAAAGAGTTTGAGCTGCAAAAATACATCGACTATGAGACACAATTTGAAAAAACTTTTCTTGAGCCAATTAAATTAATTCTTGATTGTATTGATTGGAAAACAGAAAAGCAATCTACACTAGAAAGTTTCTTCACATGAAAAATATACGGATTATCAAAACTGATATCAATGTTTCAAAAATAGTTAGACAGTTAAATGAGCATCCAGAAGATTGGAACTATCAACAGAAACTTCCTGAGAGTAAAGTTTTGGATCCACATGTTTATATTAGTGAAGCTGCGGTTCTTCAACTTGTTATTGGCACGATAGAAAATCCAGATGAGTACGTTTTTGATTCAGAAGGATGTATGCCAGCACCAGCGTACTATAGACACACTGCTGCCATTGCATTTCTAAAACGACATTTCAAAAACTTTAAACGAGCAGGATTTCTTGCATTACCTCCAGGTGGTGTCACTGGAAAACATATTGACTTTGGAAACTATTATTTAACCAAAGATAGATATCATTTATCAATTCAAGGTACATATGAATACAATGTAGAAGATGAAACAATTATTGTTGAGCCAGGCACATTATTTTGGTTTGATAATAAGAAAGAACATTCAGCGAAAAACATAGGAAACGTGGATAGAATCACATTGGTATTTGATGTGCCACATTCTAAAAGTAATCCATGATACATGTAATACTACCATTTCTTACTGCACTTGCGCTGTCAGGTATTGCAGCATACTATTCGGTAATTGGTCTTGCACAAATCTTTCCAGGTTCTTACTGGCCAATTATCATCATGGGTTCAGTGTTAGAGGTAGCAAAGTTAGTTACCGTTTCGTGGGTATATAATCATTGGAAGTCAACATTCTCTGCGCTCAAAGTTTATTTTTTAATTGCTGTTGTATTGTTGATGGGTATTACATCAATGGGTATTTTTGGCTATCTGTCAAAAGCACACATTGAACATTCAAGTACAATTGCACCACAAGTAGCAAAGGTAGAAATATATGAGGAAAAGATCAAAGTTATTCAATCGCAGATCGATAGGAACAACAAGAACCTTAGTCAGTATGATGAGGCTGTCGATCAAATTATGGGCAGGTCGAAAGATGAGAAAGGTGCCGAGAAGGCAAATCAGATCCGCAAAGCCCAACAGAAAGACCGTGAGAGAATCATTGCTGAGACTAAGAGGCTTCAAAAAGAGATACAGACACTCACAGAGGAAAAGCTCCCTTTATTCTTGGAAGTTCGCAAGGCTGAATCGGATTT